GGCTCTGGCCCATCCAGTAGATGACACCGTTCATGGACCCGGCAGCCTTGCGACCGATCAGGCCGCATCCGTTGCCGATCTCATTGAACTGATAGACATACGGAGGACCAGCGTACTGCATCGCCCATACGCCAAGGTCCGTCCAGATCAGTCCCTGCTGCGGACCTTGGATGCATTGAACGATGCGAGATCCCTTGGGAATTCGATATGAACCAGCCTGATTGGTAATCAGGGGAATCCAACTGTCGTAGTTGTTTACATCGCACCAGCGAATGAGCAGAGGATCTATGATCCCAGTAAAGGTAGATCCCCACGCAATAATCTGTCGCTGCGGCATCGCCACAAACATTCCTTCATTTACAGAAGGAGCGTTGGCAATAGCCAATGCAATTTCAGTCCCACCAGCAGGCGACCAGTAGTAGATCGGCCCACCATATGGACACGCGATAAGTATCTCGCCCCAATTATCCAACGTCCAATCGACCGCATTTATCGGAGTGCCGAGATCAGGATCAGGAGCAGAACCGCTTCCGTACCCTCCAACACCGTATCCGCCAACACCATATCCAGTTCCAGACGCGAGAGGACCGACTCCATTCAGATACACAAAATGTGCATCTCCAGCGTTTTCATCGGCAGTTGCGGTAGAGCTTGCCTGAGAACTTACAGCAATTGAGAAAACACTTGAGGATGCGACATCTGTGACGATGTAATTTCCATAGACTGTTATTCCACCAACTGAAGTGGCAACTAGGGCTGTAAATGTATCGCCAACAACATAACCATGATCTGCAAGAGTCACATCTACGGTATTTGATCCGCTAGTGGTGTCATACTGAGGGACAGCCCCTCCGTTTGCCACAGTAGATGTAGCTAGAGCGGGGTCGCCTAGCTTATCTCTGGCTTCAATTGAATAACTTGTAGATCCGATCGGAGTCACCTGATACTGACCGAAAAGCACAAGTCCACCAACGCTAACTTGCGTCTGGATATCAACAACATCGTACCTATCAACTGTAAAATTTGCATCTATGATGGTTACTGTGCTGCTTCCAGATGTAGTCGAAAAATCTACTGCCACATCAGAAATTACCTTTTGAGGGGTGATGTCTGTTTCGACGCCGCTATTGATGACCTCAAGTGCCTGTCCACCACCAGCCGCAATCCCCTCCGCGCCAACGGCAAGGTACGAATTGCTGTTCGTGTCCTCCCAAGCCCAAAGGCAGCGAACGATGCTGCCAATCGTGTCTGGAAAGAACTTCGTCCATCCGCCAAGCTTCTGCACAAGGCCGCCAAGCGTCCGATCAGGGATGAACCTGATCAACTGGCTATTGCTGATAGCAGCCTCGTTGAGGGCGGGAGTCTTGTTCTGATCGACGCCCGGCAGGAGCTTGAAGGATGCGTGTGGCATCTATCACCCCCGCGTCGGGCTGGCCGTGACAGACTGCGACTGCGAAGACCAAGCGGCAGCCTCAAACTTCTTGCGGTTCTCCTCTGCCATCGCGCCCTTCAGAAGAACCTGATACTGGCTCTCGTAGGTTACAGCCATCTGAGGATCATCGTTGGCGCGGCCAAAGTTTCGCTGATAGCCGGAAATGTAGATCATGCTAGCCATGATCATTAGATCGGGAAGATAGAGACTGATGAATGTCGTCGGATTGGCAGAGGAAAGGCTGGAAGGACGATAAGTTCCGACGATTTCGACCGTATATGCCGCGTCAGGATACGGACCAAGGAGGAACGTATAATCATCAAACGGGCAGAAGTACTTTGGCGTCCCCCTGCTTGTGGAAACACCATAAACCGCATCAAGGAATTCCTTTGTGCATGGAAGTAGTGGCACTCGAGTTCCGAGGTCAGGATTGCTGGTCCCAGCCGGAGTGATCACATTGATCTGCTCTGGAACGACAAAGGTTCCTGTCGGAACTGCAATCTGCCTGCTTCCGACAGTTGTTCCATAACTTGTGTTTGAAATAGAAGTGAACAGAAAATCAAGATCGCGATAAATCCTGTTTTCCGCATATGTGATCATCTGCGGAAGAATTGTCACAAATTCAGCGTTGGCTTCCTCGACAACTGCCAAGGTTGCAATCTGAGTGACGTACTGCGAGTAGGTAAGTCCGGTCGTCATTGGTGACTCCGTTTCCCCCTCACTTTAACACCTTCACGAAGCTGCGGATAGCTTCGCGTAGGCATCGGCAATCTTAACATCATACCCGTGCTGTGCATAGCCGGGGCCGTTGTAGCCCTTGGCAAAAGTCGCCCAATCCTTGAATCGGAGCGGACGGATCAGACCGGCGTTCTTGATGAAAAGGCCCATCTGTCGAAGCTGGCCTGTCTCGGATTTGCAAGCCTCGTCAACCATGTCCTCAACAGACTCATGCCCGACCATCTTGAAATTGCTGCCCATGATCTGTCCCAGACCCCAAGAGGTCGAGAGCAGGGCAGCATGTTCATCGATGGCGCAGGCCCGCATGATCTCGTCGTAGACCGCATCAGAGCCTTTGGGATAGGGCTTCATGCCCCATGCCTTGTAGGCAAGCCCCTCTTCAACGGCCCGCTTGTGAAGCTCCGGCTTGCTGAAGGTATGCTTGAAGAAGTAGTGCCTCTCGAACAGAGCCTTGGGCCGTCCCTTGGCATCAAATCCCGAGCCAGCGGCTTCGACTGCAATCACAGCCCGAAACGCAGCAGGCTCGATCTCCAGCATCTTGGCGACGCCGATGATCTCATCCAGCGTTGCCTTCCTCGCCTCACCCTGAAACGAACGCATCACTTCTGATTCCCTGCAAGAAGCTGAGTCTTCTGCTGACTGCTGGAAGACGAGCCAAAGTAGTATGCAATGACCTGCTCTGCCTTCGCACTTACAAATCCAATCAATGTACCTACAGTCGTAGCCATCAGCGGATCTTTCATGCCGTCCACATACCCCATGAGGACGAGAAAGACAGTTGCCATGAAGCCTGCCACGACGACAAAAGCCAGAACGCGCGGCATCCAGTCGCGAACCTGAGTCTCACGACGACGGGCGCTATCGCGATCCGACGCAGCAATCTTTTCAAGATCGATATCCAGTTCACGCATCTGAACCGCAAAGTCGTTGTCGGCCTTCTTAAGAGCCAGCAACTGATCCGCAGAGGCGTTGTTGATTGCCTTGGTCATATCGTCTTTGGAAGCCCCATCAGGCAATCCAAGAGCATCAGCGATGACCTTATACGCCATGCCACCAATCGGACCGCCGATAGCGGTCGCGAGCGTTGGAGCGATTGCTCCGATGATCTTCGTGAAATCCATTACCTTGCCCCCTTTTCCAGAATAGAGATCCGCTTGTCTAACTCAGCCTTGATGGCATTCATGTCAGATCGAATAGCAGCCCTAGCGGCAGCGGCGTCAGCAGCCATGTCCAAGCGAGACTTGTCTATTGCTGCCATGCTTCTCTCACGATCCAAGGTCATCGCAGCCCGCGCCAAGGCAGCTTCCCTATCCACCTTGTCAATCTTGTCGTTCAGGGCTTCACGGATCTGTGCCATGTCGATTGTCGTACCCTGCGGCGGAATAGCTTTGTTCTCGGCGTTTACCACTACGGCAATCTTGCCCTTGAGGACGATGATCTCGTTATGAGCAGATGAAAGAGAGGTCATCAAGTAGACAACGCAAGAAAACAGAATCGGAATGGCAGCAAACACCACCTTCTCAACCAAGGCGCTCTTTGAAGCCGATGCAGCCATCGCCTCGCTCATGGCGGCCTGTTTTTCCTCTTGAGTCGGCATGATCAACCCTTCTTGTTCCAAAGATCGAAAAGAGCCTTCACCTTCTCTTCAATCACAAGAACCCTCTGATCCAGTTTAGCAAGAACTATTACAAGAGTGATAAATCCTACAGCAATAGGCCAAAGTTTCAAAACTGACTCAAGCGCATCCATCTTTGGTGGCAATCACTTGTCGGCCTTGTTTTCAAGCCGATCAAAGATCTTCTCAAGCATTGCCTTGATCTCCTTGACGCTGTCGGCAAACTCATCCTTGCGAACGTAGCTCTTGGGAAGATCAACCTCGATCTCGTGCAGATCGCGTCGCAGTTCCTTCACGGCTTCCCAGATCTGACGGGAAAACCATCCAATACCGGCAAGTACGATACCTATGCCGATGTTCATCAGCGACTGCATGTCCATGACACTACGCAACCTTTTCTCCGGGGTTTGCGATGTTATCTTCAATGTACTTCAAGTTCCCCCGAAGTCGAAGGTCATCAGGTGACTTTTCGACCGCAAGTTTTGCTTGCTCAAGCGAGATCTGCGTCATGCCCAACTGCCAAGCAGAAACGCTGGCAAGATCATGCGGCCAATGCCCCCAGACCTCTGGGTCACAGGTATAGACCAGAGCCTTGTCCTTGATCCTCAGAGCGCGCATGGAGAATGCAAAGCACTCTTCCCAGCGGTTCTGACGGTACATAAGCATGGCAAGCTCGCACCAAGGCTCCCTTGTATCTGGAGCCTCTGCCGCTGCCCTGACGTACCAATGCTCTGCCTGCTTTTGGTCACCAATCTCGCTGTGCGCCTTGCCAAGGAGACGCATGGCATAGCAACGCTCATTCGGCCACGTTGCGCCGGGTAGGTCTAGGTACTTGTGCAGGGCAGTAATAGCCTCGTCCCAGCGAGCATGAAATGTCAGTTCCCGCGCATAGTAGAACCCGTTGCGAGGGCAATCCGGGTCTTCCTTGACCGATAGGGACAGGAGATCGAGATACTGTCCACGACTCTTTGTCGGATCTGGATGATGACTGACGAGGAGCTTCTCGGTCTGCGCCCACATTTCCTTGATGCGACCATCTGGCACGGGATACTCATGGCACGGGTGATGCCACATGTACCCATGACGGGCGTGGATCTTCTCGTACAGGAACTTGATCCCGCAACCCCAGTCGAACATGTACCGCAGGCGAGTAGTCTCACCGAGCTTCCAGAGACGCTCGATCTCGTCTCGCCAACCCGGCTCCATGATCTCGTCTATGTCTAGGCTGATGCAGACATCGATATCGCGGGGAATCAAAGCCAAAGCGGCATTCCGCGCCAGATCGAATCGCCAAGGAGTGATGCAGATGTCATGGACCATGAGGTTGGCCTTGGCATCGATGGAGTTCTCCCTCCAGCGACGAGCCTCGCCAGCCGTATCATCCGTGCTTCCAGTATCGGCAATCAGGATCAGATCGGCATCCTTGGCCGACTCGCAAAAGCGAGATACGAACTGCTGCTCGTTCTTGCTGATTGCGTAGACGCAAATCTTCATGTTTGCGGCGTCTCTTGGCTAGGAGAGGAAACGGGCGGAATAGACTGCCTGAGAGTTGCGATCTGCGACTCTATGCTGGCAAGCCAAGCCCTTCCCTCTTCAGTAAGAACCGCTTCCCTAAGCCTGCGAGGAGTAACGAGTGCCTCTAGGTTCCTGATTTCATCTAGAGCAGTCGGGACATATGGGGTTGGTTCTGGAGCAGGATCTTCCGGCAGTTCAATTGCCCCAAATTCCACTCGCTCCGCAACAGTCATGGATCGTATCCAATTGGATGGATACTGGATCTCATCCATGACGAACGACTGATCGATGCGGACGGTCTGGCCGTCGGGGAGAGAGAACTTCATCGTGCCCTCGCATATTTGAAGGGGTTTTCGGCAAATGCGGCGAAGATGTAGGTCACGCTACTGGAGTTTTTTTCTGGGTCCGTTGTTCTGAGCTTGAACCCGTTGGACAGGAAATCGACGTTCTGCGCCGACCCAACGCCTTCGGCATCTGCGCTGTTTGGCTTCAACCGAGCGTCCACCACGTTGTACGGATTGCGCGCAGAATCCTGCACCGACCAGTTCTCTGCACCCGTGCTCTTTATGAGGACGTACCGAGGCCGGAACCCGCACCACACAAACGGCCCATCCGTCGAGCCGTTGCCGGTGTAGCTGCCGAACTTGGAGAAGCCTTCGATCTCGGACCAGAGGTAGGCGACTAGGGTATTTCCATTTGTGGTAAAGTTCACAAAGCTTCCAGTTGTGAACTGAGTTGATGTTGGCTCTGTATTGTTCCAAGCGCCGACTTGCGTTTGCGCAGCAGCCGTTTCATCTAGGCGAACATTCTTTGTTGCCCCCAGCGATGCGTGGTAAGTGAACCAGTTGTCTGCACTTGGGCTACGCTGCTTGGTTATGATGAACTTAGGGACCGCGCCAAGAGAATGAGAGATGTTTCTTGGAGAGGTTCCATCAGCCGTCCAAGTCACGATATCGAAGCCCGGCGTCGCGCCTTCCTTCCAAGCCCAGTCCACATAGGTGGCGGCGCTGGTGTTTAGCTGGGCCAACGCACCGACCGTGTAGCCGTTGCTGTTGAAGGCCGTGAGGCCGGTGGTCTCTGTCGTCTCAGCGGTGATGGTGTTGCTCTCGATTTGCTTCTGGACGCCACGCACCGCGTCGTAGAGGCCGTGATCCGTGGCCGCGCTGCGGCTCTTGATCCACACCAGATCCGGCTGGAACCCGAGAGAGGACACCGAAGCCGTCGCACCCGTTCCCGTGCGGAGGGTCGCGTCCATGTAGAGGCTGCCCTTCTTGATGGAGGGCGTTGGGAGGTTGGCGGAGTTCAGCGCCTTGAAGCCGGTGGGCGGCGTGTAGGAGAAGGCGCGTTGGCCGAAGTTCACATACCCAGCATGGTTATTATTCGCGGTTGTTTGATTGGATACATATGGGAAGTAATCGCCGGAGGTAATGCTGGAAAATGCTGCATTTGTTCCAGCAGCCGGATCACCGGAGGCTTGCCATGTTCCGTTTTTTGCAAACCAGATTTTTCCCGCATCAGCGTCAAACGCCACGCTAATCACATCGTTTGTAGTAAATGCGCTACCATATGCGCTGCTGGTTGTTCCGGTTAATTTATTTCCGTTGAGACCAAGGTAGCCATATCCGCTTGGGATTTGAGTGGTTCCTCCGTATCCAGTTGTTGCTCCCGATAGAAGCTGTATTCCCGGAGCAAAGTACTCTGGATTGGTGCCAGAAGTAATCGCGCACTCAAAATACCATTTCCCAGATTTCATTCCAAAGGTGCCACGCCGAGCAGATCCAGCGTTGAGCGCCCATTGCATGTTGGCAGCAGAAAGAGATCCAGAAGACAAATCAACGGCATTGAGCACCGCATAGTTCAGCGTCGGCGTGTCGAGCATCTGGTCGAACGTCACGCCAGAGGTCACCGAGATGCCGCTGGGCGTGAAGTTGTTGCCGTTGCCGCTGCTGTCCTTGCCGATGGCGGCAGCGGTGGCGGCAGAGGCATCCGCGAACTTCAAGTAGAAGCCGTTGGTGCCGTAGGTGCCGCTGTACTTCTTCGGCACCCACACGCCGGTTGCGCTGTCGGTCTGGCCGAAGCTGCTGGGCGTCAGGGCTTGGCCGTCGATGAAGTTTACCTCGGCCATGTAGCCGTCGAAGTGGTTGGCCGACGACGCAGGAGCATCCAGCCCAAGCCGCTGCGCGGTGGATGCGTTGTTCATCCCCATCGTTTGATTGAGGGTCGGATTATTGCTCGTCCCGAACGAAGTAATCTGCGTTCCATTGACGTAGATCTTGATGCGGTCTCCGGCTGTGGCGTTGGTCGTGTCGATGGCAACGACGATATGGTACCACGCAGAGGGATCACGGAATGCTGCGCTGGTGATCTTGTAGTTCGTTGCCCACCCAGAAACAGAGAGTGATGGAACGCCAGAAATTGAGTTGGATACCCGGATCTTTCCAAATCCAGAATCATTGCTTGCTGTGTAACCAGAAAACAACTCACCGTAGTCAAGCGCGCTTGTGACCGATAGCCCGAGCTTCACCCACCCAGACCAAGTGAAGACCTTGTCGTTGGTGGGGGAGACGACGCCCGTGCGCGACATGGATGCGTTGTTGCTGTAGCGAAAGCGCAGCGAGTAGGGGATGGTATACCCGCTAGTAGAGAGAAGAAGAGAGTGTGCGGAGCCGGGGACGATCATGGCGTCACTTCACATCGTTGAGCATGGTTGCGGTGATGCGAGTCGTACTCTCGACATAGTATACAAGAACGTCAACCGCAGATGCTGTGGTGGTGAGAGTAGGAACCGTGCCTCCGGGGAACTTCCAGTAAGACCCGTAAGCGAGTGTTCGCCCGCCAGTAGAATCCTGAGTAATCACGATGGCACCAGACTGACCTGCGGTGATGTTAGTGGGATTGGCTAGGGTTCTATTCCCGCCAATGGTCAGAGAGTAGTTGTTCGCGGCGTTGAAGTCCGGCGTGATCGTCGCGGCATCCGTGAGGGCTGTGATGGACCCACGTTGCGCCACGGTGAAAGACTGATTGGCAGCCAGAACAGCGACCGTGCTGGTGACATCAGGGAATGTGAGTGTCCTGCTAGCAGACAGAGTGGCCGGAGTAAGAGTTGCAATGTAGCTTCCAGTTCCACCAGCCCTGCCAAGGAGAGCAATTGCATCCTGCGTTGATGCCTGAAGCGTCTTCAATCCAGATGCAGCCAAGACATCCAAGGCAACGCTTGGCGAAGATGTTCCAATACCAAGCCTGTTGTTAGCGATATCCCAATACAGATTTGCGCTGGCACCGAGAGCGCCAGAACTGTTGTACTGAATCTGACCCGTAGATCCAGCGACGACAGGAGTCGCACCTGTGGGACCAGTCGGACCTGTAGCGCCCGTAGCGCCCGTGCTCCCCGTGGGACCAGTCGGCCCCGTTGCGCCAGTCGAACCTGTAGGACCAGTTGGCCCCGTGGGGCCAAGCTGGGTGTACATGACTTGCTGTGCAGTAACAATCAGAGACGGTATGGAAGGATGAATACCTCCAGCAGGCTCAGCCTCCAACTGAATAGAAGTGTTATCAGTAGACCATACAATCTCAAGATAATCATTTGCGGCAAGAGAAAGAACCCAATTCCATGCCGCAACTACATATGGAGCGTTTGACGGAACAGTAAGCCTTGTGTCGCTCTCTACTACATTTGTTCCATTTTTCTTTAGCCAAATGTTTACAGTATTACCGGAGCCACCGCCTCCAGTATTGTGAAATTGAGCTGAAAATTGAAGATTGTATGTGGCGGCGTTGGCAAAAACTATTCTAGAAGTCGGACTTCCGATGGAAACACCGCTCGCTTCGGCTGTAACGCCAAGAGTCATTCCATATGCTGTATTCGTTGCGGCAGCCGTCTGATCATCTTCACTATAAAAAGATCCGTAGTATCCAAGTGTCCCGCCCGCGCCAGTAGCTCCGGTCGGCCCAGTAGGTCCGGTGGGTCCAGTAAGGCCGGTCGCGCCGGTCGGACCTGTCGGCCCCGTGGCTCCCGTAGCGCCAGTCGAACCTGTAGGACCAGTTGGGCCGGTAGGGCCGATATCACCCGTGGAACCAGTCGGGCCAGTAGGTCCGGTGGGGCCGGTGGAACCTGTCGGACCCGTTGCACCAGTCGGGCCGGTCGCTCCTGTGATGCCAATAGAACCCGTTGGCCCGGTCGGCCCGGTCGGGCCAGTAGGACCGACTGCCCCGGTATCGCCCGTTGAGCCTGTAGGGCCTGTAGGACCAGCGGGACCAAGCGACCCGGTAGGTCCGGTGGGGCCGGTAGGTCCAGCCACTCCTGTGGGGCCTGTAGGGCCGGGAACAGTCGATGCAGCACCAGTCGATCCGGTTGGACCAGTCGGGCCAGTCGGCCCCATAGTTCCCGTAGGCCCTGTAGGACCAACACCCTTCAGATCGGCAATCTCCTGCGTCGTGGTGCGCCTAGACGTACCAGACTGGACGATCTCGACCTGCTCCGTCCCATTGAGGGAGATAGCAACAGGGAGGTTGGGGATCTGGATGTTTGCCATCAGAGTGTTCCGGTCCTTGGGATCTCGGTGAAGTCGTATGGCAAGCTCGGGTTATTGATAACATACCCGCCAGAGGTATAGGAACCCGAAAATGACGACGACTGAAGATCGATCTGGGTCGTATTGACGACCGTGATCGTCCAGTTTCCGTTCGCGGAAGTAGCCCCCTCTACCTCTCGAACAGTCACCTGCTGATTCGTGATCAAGCCATTTGTCGTGGCTACCGTGAGCCTGATAAGCCCAGATCCATTATTAGCCGCATTTGTGATTGTACGATATGTGACTGCATTCGGATCGGTACCGGGAAGCTGGTTAGTACCCCCAGAACCCTCGCCGGTCATCTGGGTCACACGGGGATCAGATGTCTGCACCCCGCCAGAGGATGTGACACGAAGGTCGCCACCCTGAACCGGAATGCCAGTAGCTGCATTCGTCGTGTTGTACCCAGACACCTGCCGAGTATTGCTGCTGTCGTAGGCGTAAGGCTCCGTGCGCGGATTGATGATCGGAGTCGGATCTGCCGGAACGACAATCGCGCGAAGCTGGTTCTGGGGCTGGTCGTAGCAGGTATTGCAGACAAGGATGCGCTTGTTGATCAGCGATGCGCCAGCCCAGTCATACTGCCATTGCAGGCGATGATGGTTGTACCACATGCCGCAACGATCACAGACCGCGAACGCGCGCGGGTCCCTTGCGCTAGTCCTTGCTCTACCAGACCGTGAAGCGTAGCCCATGAGGACACCTTACGGTCGGAAGTAGCTCGAAACCATCGGGGAAATGTACTGCTGCGCGGTTTCTACGTTCTGTTCCGCCGCAATCGCATAAGCCTCGTCAGCCATCGGCTTCAGAAGCTGTACCTTGTCGGGCGCCCAGATCATCGCAAGACGCTGCGCGAGACCATACGCAAAGCACTCAAGCCACAGATACGGGATATCAACCTGCTGACCATTGGTCAGAGCGGAATCCTCGATCCTGCGAACCCTGTAGTACTTCAGGTACTGCGGGCCTGTGTTGGTGTTTGGAACAGGCCAGATCGTGACCGTAGGAGACAGAAGTCTGTCGAACCAGAACACGGTTGGGAAGCCCTGCTGATCCTTGTTTGGATAGCTGGCGTACTCCGTGCGGCTGATCGGCATGATGATGCGATCAATGTCAGTACCGGACTGGTTCGTGGTGACATACGCATCGAGGATCATCACGGTATCGGCATCGACCGAATATGTGGATGTTCCCGTAGTCAGCGTGGTTGTCACAAGGTCAACCTTCCAGAGGTTTACGCCTTGATTCGACCAGCGGGACAGCATCAGGTTCGATGCCATCCTAGCCGACTCAAAATGCTCCTGAAGCAGAGCCGTGTTCCTGACGCCACACAGATTGAATGCGTACAGGACCAGTTCGCCAAGCGACGGGTTGAAGGTATATGTGCCGCTTGTCGCCATGACGACCTCTTATCGAGTGCCAGCCTGCTGGACGTACAGGGTAACTGTACCCGTACCAGAGGCAATCGTCACGCGCACCGCTCGGCACGGAACCGTCAGCGCAGCAGCCGTCGAAGCCGAAACAGACGACAGCCCAGTCACCGGGAACCATGTGGCCGTCGAGGCCGAATAACCCGCGTTTGTCGGATCTTCAAAGCTGTACTCGACCGTGAACGTCGCCGCCCCGGAAAGCACAGCACCAAGACCCACGTTGAACGGATTGGTGAACCAGCTAACAGCCTCGACGCCGCTGCTGCCAACACCAGTCACAGAAGTTGTGATCGACTGCATCTCAGTCTTCCTTCCTCTCTCCAGAGGGAGAGACAGGCCACGACTTGCGAGCCGGGCCGGTCTTCTTCCTCGCCATCGTTCGCTTCTGCTGGCTGGTCATGGAAGCGGCAGCAGCAGCAGGACGACAAGCAGGATAGGGACGCTTTCCCTTCTCGCCTTCGATCCTACCACAATCCTTGCCGGTCTTCACATCCTTCCAGTCTTCAGAGAACCATTTTCCAAGGCCCCCGCCAGAGGCTTTGGCAACCCTGTTGTCGTCCCCAGACCACTTGCCGCCATGCGACTTGTACCACTTCGATGCCCATGCATTTGCGTAGGCAGAGGGGTAAACGTCGAACTTGGCTCTAGCAGCCGCCTTGGCGCGGCCCCAGAGACCAGCATTCTGAGGCTTCGCAGCCATGTCAGCAGTTCCAAGCCCGCAGGGACTTATTGATCCTGCTGTTGGGATCGGCAGCCTTGGCAGAGCCTGTGAGCTTCTTCTTCATGCCGGTCATCCGGGCGCAAAAGCTATCACGACGCGACCCGCCTTCCGGCTGCGGACGCTTGATGTCGTGACCCTGCGCGCGAAGCGAAGCGCGGCCCTTCTCATTCAGTCCGCCAGAAGGGTTCTTCCCTTCCTTGCGTGTCCATGCACCCGGCATGTTTCCCTCCAAGGAAGAACGGGGGCGCTAGGCCCCCGCTCAGTTTGTCGATGGAGCCGTTGATCAGCCCTCAAAGCCGGGGCGCATCGTCCCCTTGGCAGCCGACGAGAACACGCCGCCACCCGACTTGCGGGGCTTGCGACCAGCGTGAGCCATCGCCGCAGCACCGTGGATCTTGCCCATGTGCTTCGCCTTGCCGCCACGCTTGAAGCCCTCGGCCTTGTTCTTGGCCTCGGCAGCGACCTTGGAACCCGCGCCAGCATAGAACCCCGAACCGAGATCCTGCTGCGCCTTCACACCCTTCTGAGTCTTGCCCTTCATTTTACCTTCTCCTCTTTTACGCAGTCAGGTTCAGGGCCTGAGCGTATGTGACCGTGATGACGCCAACACCAGAGCCGGTATTGGTCGATGTGACGAGGATCTTCCTGTCGGTGGTGCCGACATCGATCCAGTTGCCGGTACGGGTGGCATCAGCCCCCGGAGAAACGACAACAGAGCCAATGGTGCCGCCAGCAACCGCGCCAGCAGCGGTGTAAGCCGTTGCCGATGCCGTGTTGCCAACACCAAGCGTCGTCGCCGCACCCGTCCAAGCAGTCGTCACGAACAGCGTGATGCTGATGATGTGACTGTTCTTCGGGATCACGATTGTGGTCGCGCCGCTCGCCTGCGTAACCGCAGACGCCTGCGCCATGACCGCATATCCGACGTTGGCGATATCCGTACCAACGGTCGTACCCGTCGTATACAGAATGTCACCAGCCCGGATAGGGCCTGTGAAGGTTGTCTGTGCCATTCATTGCTCCTGCACGATAAGATCACGTTGTCGGTGCAGCGTCTGCCGGGGCAGTCAACGTGATCCGGTCACCCGGTTTTTGAGGAGAGTGGCTTTCACCACCCTCCCCAATCTCTTTCCCATCGAGAGATGTCTTGTGCATCTTAAGATACCTGATAGCTGAAATCAAAATCTTGCGATCTTCCTTCAGCTTTCCGATACCCGTGTTGCAGTCAGAGCAAAGAAGACCCCTGATCTTTCCAGTTTCATGGCAATGATCAACGGCCAAAGCCTTTACAACACCCTTTCTGGTTGCCGTTTCAGGCTTTTTGCAAATTGCACAAACACCATTTTGAGACAGAAAAAGTTCAGCATACTTCTGTTTGGTGATGCCAAACTTTCTCTGCCTCTCAGCGTCTCGCAACTTTTCTTTGTTACTCTCTCGATACAGCTTCTGATACTCGCGAATCTTAATCACCACTTCAGGATTACTCCTCCGCTTTTCATTAGATCGGCGGCTGATTTCTCTGACGCGGTCAGGGTTAAGGCGGCGATACATTGCCGCCTTTTCCCTGTTCTTAAGCTTCTGCGAGTCCGTCATCTGTTACGTCGGGAAGCTCGCCCAAAGGGCGCGCCAGTTATAATAGCCAAAGCTGTACCGCTCGTAGCCCTTAACCAGCAGGTTGTCCGTGACGAAATCAACCTGCATGTCGGACTCGAACTTCACACGCTCCATGTACGACAGGCCGTCGATGTTCGTCAGCAGGAACCAAGCGGACGACGACGTGAGGAAGTCGCTGACCATGTAGCCCTCCGGCAGACCGCCGGAAGTCATCATGATTGCGTTCACGTCATTGTCTGCCGTACCCGGACGAAGCTCCGTCTTCGTGAGACGGATCGCCACCGGCTCAAGGGCAGTCGGCACGATGAGCTTGCGCGCGCGCGCAAACACCTTCAGGCCAGCCTGATCCTTGAAGTTGGAACGGACAGCGATCATGCCGTTCAGCAGGCTGGCCTCGTTAAGCTCAACCTGAGTCGTCGGCGTGTTCGCAACCGTGCCGCCATCGATGGGATGGTCCGACGCGACGAGCGCCTTGCCGTCACCACCGACCGACGAGTTGTACGTCGTCGCGGTGTTGAGGACGTTCGCGCCATAGATCTCCTTGGTCTGCTGGAAGGACTCGATCAGACCGAGGTTCGACGGCATGAACTGCGTCTTGTACAGGTTGTCATCAACCGCCTTGCGGGTGATGGCATAGCCGAGAGCGATCTCGGTATGCTCCTGATTGTAGACGTAACGCTCACCAGCGCCGTTGTCGAACGCAGTCTGACCACCCTCGGTCTTAAGCTGCGCGAGGCCGAGGAAGCGCATCTCAGCGGTGCGCTCCAGAGCCATCTTCGACTCGTGCTTGGTGAAGATCTTGTCGTACTGCGACGGGATCTGCTCGTACTTGCCCTCGATGCCGCGAAGGCCGGGGAGGAGCAGATCCTTGATGGCACTAAGATTGACAGCCATTGGTGCTTACTCCTCTCAGATGCCCGTAAGGGACTTGGTCGCGACGTTGTTGAACGCCACGATGACCCAGTTATACGCACCCGACTCCGTGCCAGCGGAACCCGGAGGGGCGCTGACAAGGCCGACGATGCGGAACGGGAGAGTGGCGGTCGTGGCCGCACCCGTGATGTACGCGCCCGAGATGCCGTTGGCGGTGTTACCCGTGCCAATGGCGTAACCGACGTTCAGGTTCACATCGCCCTGCACGATGCCGGTCGCGTCCGACTGGACGACGAACTTGGCATTCGGGTCATTGACGATGTAGCCCGTGACCGTGTTGGTCGAGGCAACATCCGAGCCGGGCCAGTAGTTCGACCACACGGTGCGCTTCTGCGCGACCGAGAGGTACTGGCAGCCGACGAAGATACCGGCGATACCGGCAGTCGGCGTCGTGCCATCGCCCTGAACGACCTGACCATTGGCATCCGGCTCAACCGGGTCGCCAAAGAAGATGTTCGTGGCATTGTAGGCGATCTGAACGGGAACCTGCTCATACGTCGGAGCAGAACCATTCCCGCTGTACTGACGGAAACCGTAGGGCGCATTTGTATTCGCCATAACGGATTCTCCTTCTTCAGGAGGTCCATCATCGCGCACCGGGGCGACTTATGACCGGGGAAAAAACTCCTCACCGGGGGAGTTGAGTCGATTATTTCCACATCAAGATACAAAAGTAAAGGGGGCCGAAGCCCCCTTTAAGTTACGCATTTGATTATGGGTTACGGCAGCTTTACCTTGACGTATTCGACCCTGCTCTGGTCAATCTGCCCCTTGGTTCCATCTGCGTTCTTATAGAATATCCCATTGTATCCCCAAGAGATGTCATCGTAACCGGTGACATCAACAAGCTCGACGGTTCGCTCGTCGCCCTTCTCAAGCTTGAAAAGGCGCTTCCAATCGCTCTTGAAGATTCTTGCAACGCTAGAAATAGCCTTGCTCTTGTTGGTGCTGCGCGCCCAGCTAGAGCCACCGTTGATCTGGATGATCGCGAGGAAGTCTTTATCACTCATATCAATCTCCTCAGATGAGTAGTTGTGTAAGATCTTTTATCGACCTTACACAACTACAATAGCACAAGCCCGCAAGCTTGTCAACAACCTTTTTCTTACTCCTTTGGGATAGGAATAGCTTCAAAGCTCTTGTTGATCTTCGGACGGGTCTGGGCATGGTCACGGGTCATCGTGCCATCAGGCGCACCCGCGATCTGGGCTTCCTTGGCTCGGACCTGATCCTTCGCAGCCTTGTTCTGGATGCGACGAGCCTCCTCGACAACCTCTGTCGGGCGCTCCATGAGGATCATGCCCTTGCGCTCGATGGTTCCCTTGGTCCAAGAGGCAGGCATCATGCCGGGATGGCGACGGGCGGGGACAGCCTCCCAGCCCATCCGCGCCAGATGGATCTGGTGCGTGGCATCTTCCTGCCCAAGGATCGACTGACGCTTCCACTCATACGTCCAGCCCTCGGGAATGATCGACGGATCGACGAAAAACTCGTCCACCCCCTGATCCATGTCGCCAATGTGGCCACGGATCTCGGCTGCACGACGGGCAGCACGGGCGCGAGGGTCCTCTTCCCGCACCTCGGAACGCATTTCGACGCGCGGAACAGCCGCAACAGGCTCGATAGCGGTCTCATCGACCGGCTTCTGGAGGCGAGACGGGCGTCCACGACGACGGGGAGCCTCGGAAGAGGCCACAGGGGTCGGATTGATAGCGTTATCCATGATCTTTCTCCTCAATTCGGAAGCTTGCCCTCCTTCTGGAGGGCCAGTTTGTGCTTCGCGTACTCGGTTTCGGTCATTCCAAGCATTTTGGCCGTGTCAGCCTCCGCTCGGGTCAGTCGAACGATGTTGGAACGACCGTTGGAGCCTCGATTGACAGGGGCAGCGGCAGGAGGAGCAGCCCGCGCCACGGGCTTTGCAGCAGAAGACAAGGGACTCTCCGTAGCAGGCTCGCTCTGAGCCGGTTCAACACGCCGAACACGCAGCGTATCCTCGATTGCAGAGAAGTATCCGTCCGAATCCGGCACATGACCATCCGCAACCGCAAGGTTATGAGCCGCAATCATCTTCTGATTGAGGCGCGGATCAGTCACGAACTGCGGATTCTTGCGAACCCAATCGGCAGAACGAGGCGAAAGCTGCGATGCAAACTGCTCGACAGGGTCGGAATGACGCTGAACAGGCTCCTGACGGGGCCTGACCTTCATCGCTTCCCTGCCATTCTCAAGCTGAAGAAGCTTGGCGGCGTTGTTGGACATCGCTTCCTGAAGCTCGGCAGCCCGGTCGAAGTCACCGACCGACATTGCCTCCTTCAACTGCCCCTTGAGGATGCCCTGTTCACGCTGCATCGTCTCGATAGCGCCAGTCACAAGCTGAAGATTGGAATCCTCAACCTCCGTGCTGGCCTGCCGAGCGCGAGTTTCAGCCTCGATACGGGCGCGACGCTCCTGTTCAAGCTGCGCGCGAAGCTCCGCAAGAGCCTTGGCAGGGTCTTCCTCCGCTGCAATCGGCCTTTCCGGCTCTGCCGCAGCAACAGGCTCGTCACTCACCTCGACGCTAGGCTCCGAATCCTTGTTCGCAGCCTCATCAAGGTTGATTTCAAGCTGGTCTTCCTTGGGATCAGACATGATTTTCTCCTCACCACACTTCATCGGGCGACTTCACGCGCCCCTTGACCTGCGTATCAGACAGGATTCGACACAGAACACCGTTGACCGTGATGTTCCAACCATCGGAAGGACGGAAAACAAGCCACTCGTTGAGTGCAAACTTGTCCCCCTTGAACCATCCCTCCTCGTTTTCCTCGAAAGCGCGCGGCCCCATCTTCAGGAGCAGCCCAACCTTCGACTGAAAACGGTCCTCGTCAGTCGTCTTGTCCGACAGATAGAGGCCACTCTTGGTCTTCTGTGGCCTGATGTAGACGCCGACAAGGATCTGATTGTTGAAGATCTCGAAAGTAGAGATGTCCCCGATATCACTCAGAATCTTTTTCGCAGGATCAATCTCATGTTCCATACGCATGAACGGCATAGTTCTCCCCTTACCGTTGATTAAGCTCCGTCTCCACCTCGTCACAGGCATCCAGCGCAGCCAGAAGACCGTGAATAACACCGACCCGGAACTTGTAATCGGTGTGTTCGATTGATGCGTGAGCAGAAATCAGCGAATCTTTCGCAACTTCAATACGTTCACGCAGGTTTTTCTTCAATTCACTCTGATAGAAAGCTTGATGAGTAAGCACAACTGCCCCCTGACAGTCCCCCTGATATAGAATTGGTGGGGAGAGAGCGTGAGGGGGTCACACTCCCTCCCCGATCCGCCAGAATCGCGGGGAGGAAAACGATTCTAACGGATCACTTCCTCGACGCGATCTCGGTCTTTTCCAGCCTCCCCAGACCGGAACCCGCGCCAGCATCCATGTCCTTGTAGCTGCGGTAGACCTTGCCGCCAGCACGACGAGCCGAACGCTTGTGCGTCGCGATCTCGGTCTTCTGGAGGCGACCTTCACCCGAGCCAGCACCAGCCGTCATGTCCTTGTAGGACATCGTGCGACCACCGTGCTTGCGACCCATCGGCATGGGACCGGCACCCGGCATCGCGGGCGGCGGCGCAGCAGGCGGCATCGGGCTAGCAGGCATACCCATCGGGGCGGCACCCGGACCACCGACCGGCAGCGGCGGCGGAACCGGACGACCGCCCGGCATCGGCAGCGGAGGAAGCGCGCCAAGGCCCATCGGAGGCTTCGCACCACCAGCATCAATCACGATGTTGATGTTGGTCTTGCCCTTCTTGGTGCGACCACCAGAGGCGCGAGCCATGCGCTTGTTAATCCTATCAACCTCATCAAAGTACTTATTCTTAACGTCAATCATCCCACGATCATATTCAGAATCATCAATCCTGTTTGAATCGCGATCCTTGGAAAGCTGGTCCATTCTCTTCTCGTTTTCCATTACGAAAGAGCGGCTTGGAAGCTTACTCTTCTTGTCTTTTGTAAATCCACCAGAGGCGCGAGCCATGCGCTTGGCATCACCACCACGCTTGAAGCCAAGCGAGATCGGAGGATTCTTGCGATAGTCATCCGCGCGCTCCTCCTCTTCCTTCTTCTGCTGACGGGCAGCAGCCGCCTTCTTGGCGCGGAAAGCCTTGTACATCTGCTCCATCTTGGCTTCACGCTGAACGTCAGCCATCTGCTCGTCAATCGGGTCCATAGGCTTGGGCATCCGAGCAGGAGGCCGCTCCTCGCCAGCGTAGGAGACGTAACGCTTCTTCGGATTGGGATTGCTGGCAGTCGCGCGCGAGAGAACTCGCTCGATGTCGCTGATCTTGCCACCAGCCGCACGACGAGGAGCAGGCGGGGGCGGCGGCGGGGGCGGCGGCGGAGCAGGCGCGGGGCGACCGCCACCGGGCATGATCCCCTCGGCAAACGGGTCCTGACCCTGACGGATCATCCTGCGCTGGGCCGGGGTAAGCTGATAGTCAGCGGGCGGCGGAGGAGGCGGAGGCGGCGCATCGGTCATGCCGCCACCAGCCTGCTTCTTCGCGTAACCGCCGCGACGGAGCTTCAGTTCCGAATGCTTGCCGCCATGCTGCGCCGTCTCATGCTGGCGCATAGCCTTCTTGACCAGAGCCTTGTCCTGAGCGGTGTCGTCAGCCTTGCCGCCCTTCTTCAGGCCGGTAGCGCGCATGGGAGAGAGAGCGCCACGCTTGACGCCAGAGAAGCCAAGCATCGCGTTGGGGACACCGGCTCGCTGGGAGGCAGCAGCCATCATGCGATTGGCCCCGCCAAGAGGACCTCCATCGTACTTCTTGGTACGACCGCCACGCTTCAGACCACCAACGTGCTTCTCGCCCTCGCGCTCCTCGTTGGCGTCCTTCACGTTGCGATTGACCTTGGCATTCGCATACTCAACTGCCTCGGTCTTGCCGCCAGACTTGCGCTGCTTGCGATCCGCGCGCATCGGCCCGCAGGAGCCGTCAACCTTGCCGCCGCTCTTGTAGGCTCGGCGCGAGACGGGACGAAGCCCGGTCTTCACATCGGCCTTCAGCATCTCAGGCGGGGTGAAGGTTGAGGAATCAACCTTCTGGAGCGGACGGTCAGAGGCAAGGCGCTTGGCCTTGCTCTTCATGGCTTCGCGAGCCTTCTTTGCAGTCTGGTACATGGCAACTCCTAGCTAGGTTATCGGGGCGTCCCCCGTTGCCGCCAGATTAAGCTTGGGCAGCGTCAAGCCTTCTTGGATGTTAGCATGAGTGCGCGCGACACAACACCACTTTCGTTTTTCTTAAGATTTGACTCTTCACCGTCAATTCCTTTGAACCCCAAAGCCCGCATGGCAGATGCCACAGGATGGCTCAAAATACTGGATGAGATTGCCCCGCCAGAAGCAGCCCCTCGCATGGCATCAATTACATCTTGATGAGTGGTGATTTCATTTCCAACTTTATCCCAAATTGTGTGATGTGCAAGGTGCTGGTAGTAAGGTGAAAGATTTTGAGGAATTGTCAAATCTAAAGCCTTTTGCCTCCTAGCAAGCCTGTCAACTGCTGAAGCTCCAGCACCAGATCTTGAAAGGTACTTTGAAGCTTCATCGGACGGACGGCCAGTATGAAGAACAATTTGCCTTGCATCAAGAGTTGGTTGATCTCCACGGCCAATCATAGATGCCATGAACCCAGCCTTGGACTCCCTAATTCCTTTGATAGGCTTAACCAATTCTCTCCACTCACTTGGAGATGACTGCATTTGTTGCGCTCTAGAAACAAGTTCAGAAAATTTCTTTTCTTGTCCCGGAAGATTGTTTACTGCCCAAGTCAAAGCATCAACAAGCTGATTTTGCCCACCAAATGGCCTCATAATCCTAACTGCATCTTTGATAGCATCTTCATTGACGCGACCCTTCTCTGCATCATTTAGATAATTTTGCCCATAACTTGTATGAAGCCAATGACCAAATGCTCCTTCCGGCCTAACCATACCAGTAATGCTATCAGGTATATTTAGTCCGGCGTTTCTTACGGTATCTGCCTTTCTTGCCGCCCTACGAATTGAAGATCTTGTAATTGTATAGGCTTTAATTAGATCGCGAACAGACAAACCTTCCCCAGAAGCTTTATTGGCAGTTTCATCCATAAATTTTCCAAAATCTTGAACATGCGACGGTATTTCAGATACGCCAATGCTCTCTCTAACCCTTGAAAGAGGCTTCCATTTCCAATCTGAAATACCCTTCCGAAGAGATCCACCTTCAGCGTAGCCAACAGGGCCAGTCGGGTAGTCTGTGGGAATCCGCGCCAAAGCGTTCTGCAACTGACCGATGTTGTATTCCTGATGCTGCTCCGTCGTGAGAGCAGGCTCGCCCGGCATGGTCGGCTCATGGCGGATCACAGGCTGACGAGCCTCCGCTGCGTCCATAGCGGGATAGACCCGGTCGATGGCGCGGGAAAGCTGGTCTAGGAGGCTCTGCTGCTCGGAGGTGAGTTGAGGCATGGATTGAGTATCTCCTGCTTCCCCGCCAGAAGCCATAGGCACAGCCCCGCCCATCTCGTAGCGGCGCTTGATGTCTAGGAGCTTGTCATCGAAGACGACGTAGTTGCGAGTGCCATCTTCTTCATTGCGAGATCCAGAATCAAAATATTTAATTCCGGGAATTCCATTCTGCAAAAGATACTCTGAAACTGACTTGTTATTTCCGCCGCGATGCTGAGAATAAAGATGATGAACTTGTCCTCCAGTCGGGTTCCCGCTCAAATCTATTTGTTCAAAGGACTTTTTTGCACTCTTAAGCATGTCCCTAAGAACAGCTTGAACCTTTTCGGATTGCTTTGATATTTGCTTATCCCAATCAAGGAAATGATCTGGATTGGCTTTTATCTTAACTTCATACATATGTCCGGGGTTTTTTTCTTTTGCTCGCGCCGCAAGCCGATTAAATGCAGTCATCATTTCAGGCTCGTTATAACTAGATGATCCGCGAACAAACGATTTCAAATCATCAATTGAATAGACAAATCCTTCGTCACCAAGTTCCTTTAGCTGGGAAAGAACTTGACGTTGTGCATCCCCTTTTGGAGGCAAATCAAGCAGCGCGCTTCCGGGAGAAAGTTTATCTCTATACTCTTTTGCTACAGGCTCATGTTCAGCAAAATAAAGCCCATGCCCATAAGCCTGCGCTCCTTCTCCCGTACCAATCTTGGACGTATCAAAGCGTTCAAATTCATAGGGAGAGCCATGATAGGCTGTGATGCCTTCATCTTCCGCAGGAGCGGGGGAGGCGATGTCTTGGTTTTCTATTGGACCACCGGATGCCTTGGCTTGCCTAAAGGGCTTCCCAGAGATCCTGTCGATGATTTCTTGGCCGCGCCTTGACGGGGCATCTGGATTTGGATTCGGAAATCCGCATCCCCGGCCAAGGTCATACGGGGGCTTCTCCCCCTGACTTGTGTACTGCTCCTTGGTCGGGTCGATCACATGACCAGTCTGACGATGTCGAAGCCACCAATGCGTCGTGCCATCGT